TTCAGACCAATACAAAAGTTAATTAACGGAACATGGTATAACGTATCGCAGGTGTAATTTATGCAGCATTTAAAGAACATTGTCGCAGGTAATCCAAAGACCGTTGAGCAATATCAGCTAACAAAGAATTTTGATGTTATCTGGTTGTGGTCAGAAGAAGGAAAAAACTGGTACGAGGAATTAAAAAACTTCCAGGAAGATACAATAAAGCTAGCTTACACAGTCGAGGGAATAATTGTTGCTATGGATAAGGATGTATCGGCAATTAATCCAGAAGGTTTAAGTGTCGTTGAGTTGCCTGATATTACAGCAAACCGCCGGGCTGATATTTCGGGCAACTGGATGTTCAAAGATGGCGTGGTGATAAAGCGAACTTATACCGAGGAAGAGCAGAGGCAACAAGCAGAAAATGAAAAGCAAAGCCTGCTACAGCTCGTCAGGGATAAAACCCAGCTATGGGACTCACAGCTACGGCTGGGCATCATTTCCGATGAGAATAAACAAAAATTAACCGAGTGGATGCACTATGCGCAGAAAGTCGAATCGACAGACACTTCCAGCCTGCCAGTAACGTTTCCCGAACAACCAGAATGAGAGAAGGCCCGATATCGGGCCTTAATTTTTACTCAGGCTTTTGTGGCCATTCTGGCTTTGTTGTATCCACACGACTGACCAGAACGCTGTAGCGTTCCCATGACTCCAGTCGGGCGCGTTCCGCATCCGTCGCCATGTTCAGCCTGACAGCTCGTTCCAGTGGCTGGATAACTGATTCAGCTTCGGAAAGTAACGCGGCCTTTTGCGATTTGGCCTGTTGTTGCTGTTCGTCTGCCGTATAAATCCGCTTAACTACAGCTCCGTCCTTAAACATCCAATTCCCTGAATCATCGGCACGACGATTAGCTGTAATATCAGGAACTTCAACGACGCTATAACCTTCAGGGTTAAGCGTGGAGGCATCTTTGGTGATGGCGACAATAATATTATTCTCGTCATAAAGAATTTTTATTGTGTCTTCCTGGAAGTTTTTTAATTCCTCGTACCAGTTTTTTCCTTCTTCTGACCACAACCAGATAACATCAAAATTCTTTGTTAGCTGATATTGCTCTTTAGTTTTTGGGTTTCCTGAATTGATGTTTTTTAAATGCTGCATGATTTATACCTGTGCAATGTTATACCATGTGCCATTGATGTATTTTTGTATTGGCCTGAACAGCCGGATCATCGCCATCAACTTCACCAACAATGCCAAGCCCCGTAATTACATGGCCTGATTTTTCATACATCACGCCTTTTTGCATGGTCTGAACAACACGCGTACCCAGACGAATATCTCGTATATAGCGCGAGTCAAAATTAATGTAATTGGATGGGACAACCTGCCCGTTAACATTCAGACCGTGCCCCATGGTAACAAGGCCAGTATTAAGTGCGATATAGAATGGACGAAGACCATTCCAGCTACCGTACTGGTCACCACTGGCAGTAAATAACAGATACAAGCTGCCACCATCCTGTCGCAGAATTGCACCATAATTTCCTGCAATCATCCTTAAAGCATTCTGTGATGTGATTATCAGTTCCCCAGTCATGGTATCGCCAGCACGATTCCAGTCGCGACGCCAGCCAGGCGCGTAGGTGTCACCATGATTAATATAAGTAAATTGCGCTTTTGCTGTACCGTTTGTTGCAGTTGTTGGAGTAGTGACGCGAATAGTCATTGCGCCCTTGGTGCCCATAACTTCAACCACCGAGCCAGCAAGTTGAATATTCCCGCAACCTGTATCTGTAATAATTTTATTATTGGCGTAAGACCATGAACCTTTGCACATCCAGTATGGGTGATTAAATGCCCCCTGAGACTCCAGCCACGCAATAAACTGTGCTGTCGTCCAGTTGCTGCTATCTCCTCCAATATTGATACTTTCGCTGGCCGCTTTCGCTGCACCAATATTTTTTGTGAAAGTATCTTTCCCTGGAATATCCGCACCGTTCTGGTTTTTCTGCAATGCACCAGAAGCCTTGTTTATCGTTTCCTGCAAACCGAGGTTTTAGATAATGGCCGTTTCTGGCCTGCATGGCATGATTTGCGCTTTTGGACGGGAGATTCAGTGTGCTGATTGGCTATGTAAGGGTATCAACAAATGACCAGAATACAGACCTGCAACGAAACGCTCTTGTTTGTGCAGGATGCGAACAAATATTTGAAGATAAATTAAGCGGGACAAAGACAGACCGACCGGGATTAAAACGCGCTTTAAAGCGCCTTCAAAAAGGTGACACGCTGGTTGTCTGGAAACTGGATCGCCTCGGGCGAAGCATGAAACATCTGATTTCTCTCGTCGGGGAACTACGGGAGCGAGGAATTAATTTTCGCAGTCTGACCGACAGCATAGATACATCTTCTCCAATGGGGCGTTTTTTCTTCCACGTGATGGATGCCCTGGCTGAAATGGAACGTGAATTAATTGTTGAACGCACACTGGCCGGACTGGCGGCAGCGCGCGCACGGGGGCGCACAGGCGGACGTCGCCCGAAGCTGACAAAAGAACAGCATGAGCAAATAGCAAGGCTGATCAAAAACGGGCACGACAGAAAACAACTGGCAATAATTTACGGCATTGGTATATCGACGATTTATCGTTACCACCCCGCAGGAGAATCAAGCGGAACAATTGAGAAGAGTCAGGAAACAAAATAACCGCTAATCTGACCATTAGCGGTTTTTGTGTTAAATCAGAACAGCCCTTTAACTGAACTGGCCGCGCTGTTAAGAGATGATGTCACCTTATCTTTGAAGCCGGACAGCATATCGCTGAATGATGAGGATTGCAGGCGCTCCCGCAAATCCTCATCACAGCGTTCAAGTGTCAGTGAAAATTCTATCTTTTTCGCCTTACCGTAGCGATCAAACTCGGAACGGGTCGTATTCGTTCCGGTCAGGACATACATGCCGTAAATCTGCCCGACGCCATCAATCAGAGGCCAGGGTCGTCCTGTATACGCCTGCGTGGTCAGCAGCGACAGCGACACTTCGCCACCTGTAATTTCAGGATAAAGCACACCAGAAAGAACGATGCGATCATCACCTGCACCGATATACTGCCAGCTTGCTGAACGGTTAACGCGTTCATTTTTCACATGCCGCCAGCTTTTGTTTTGCTGTAACTGCTGATGCGGCAGCGTGCGCAGCTCAAAAACAAACATGCCGTAGATCATCATCATGGCCATGACTCCTCAATCTTTATCGTAAAAACTGCCACGCCCGGCACGGGCGCGCCGTTCCATTTCTGCCCTGACCATTTCACCGACCAGTTTCGCCAGTTCGCTGGGATTCTGCGTAACAACGTTATGCAGATGAACATGAATTTCACCGCCAAATCCGGAGACAGCAGGCTCCCGGTTACGGGAAGTTGCAGGAACTGATGCCACTGGCGATCGTATGGCCTCCGCCACCGGGCGGGAGCTGGCCGCAACAACAGGGACCAGCGCCGGAGGCAGCGGAGCCGGGACTACGGGTGTGATATTAATTGCGGGGGCAGGCTTACTGACCTGCGCAATCTTCCGCTCCTGCCACTCCCCACGAACAGCAAGTGCGCGGGGCAGGTTCTTAAAGACAATATCGCCAGGACCAATGCGTTTTTTCGTCTCATCAACCAGCTTACCTGTGTTATCAGCAATCTTGCTGAGTCTGCGTAGCGTACCGGTATTGCTGTCTGTGAGCGGTTTGTTGTCTTTGGGTTTATCGCTTCCGGTGCCATTGCCATTTTCCACAGGCTTCGGCGGATTGATTTTCGCCAAGTCCCCCTGAAGCAAGGCAACCTTGTCCTGAAGAATGGCCGCACGCTGTGCGTCTTCGATTTTCTTGCGCGCCCTTTCCGCTTCATCCGGAAGCACACCGAGCTTTTCAAGTATCCACGCCAGCGTATCCAGCAACATTTTTGCAGGTGTCAGAACAAGTTGTAACGCACCACCAAGAACGTTACCGAATACCTCGCCAGCACTGGCACATTTATCCAGCGTTTCCTTGCTGGACTCCATCGGTGACAGCAGCGATTTAAACCAGTTAAACACCTGGCTGATCCCGCTTCCGATTACGTCAAAAACAGGGCCAAACCGTTCAAAGGTTTCGCGCAACGGGGTCAGCCTTTCCATAATCCCGCTGAACACCCCGGCAAAAAATGCCCTGATGGGATCCCAGTATTTCCAGATAAGAATGGCAGCTCCGGCAAGCGCAGCCACGATAAGACCAACCGGACTGAACAGCGCCCCGATAGCACCTCCCAGCAAAGAAACGGAACCCGTCACCATTCCCCATAGTGCTGGCAGGAGCCTGACAGCATTCATTGATCCGGTCAGGAGGGAAAAACCAAGACGCAGTTTTGCCAGTGGGCCAGCAAGCACACCAAGAGCAAGCGACAACGAGCCTACGGTTGCAGTCACTGCCAGCAGCGCACCGCCTGCAATCAGTAGCTGGCGCGTCAGTACAGGATGGGCCTGCGCCAGTGCCGTCACCTTTGAGACCACCCGCGTTAGCCACTGCGTGACAGAACGCAGCGAACCGTCAACCAGATCACTGATGCGAATACGAAGACCTTCCCATGCGCTGTCGAGATTTTTCAGGTCGCCATCAAGGTTGTCGGCCATAACCTTTGCTGTGCGTTCAGCCTCACCGCGTGCGCCCTCAAGTTCTTTTCTCAGTTTGGGTAAGGAACCGTCACCCGCCGCATCAACGAGCGCCATAAACGATGTGAAAGCCTCTTCCCCGGCGATGTCCTTAAAGAAGGATACCCGGTCAACTTCCCCGTATTTGCGGGTAGCTTTATAAAGGTCAGCCAGCAGATCTTCCATCGGGCGCATTTTGCCCCCGGCATCCGAGACAGACACGCCCAGCTCTTTCAGAGCTTCTGCCGCCGCCTTTGGCGGTGATGCCAGACGAGCCAGGCTGGCACGCATTGCCGTCCCGGCATCACTCCCCCTGATGCCCATATTCGCCAGCACGCCCGCCATAGCTGCGGCCTGCTCCAGCGATATTCCCAGCTTACCCGCCACCGGACCTGCATATTTCATGGTTTCGCCCAGTGCGCGAAGGTCAGTGTTGGTACGGGTAAACGCTGCGGTGAGTGTGTCACCGACCCGGTCCATCTGGTCAGCAGAAAGGCCGAACTGCGTCAGGATATTTGAGCCAATATCCGCCGTCTCGCCGAGATCCATACCGCCAGCCGTTGCCATGCTCAGCACGCCGGGAAGCGCAGCCTGAATGGCCTGCGGAGTGAAGCCAGCCATTGCAAGAAATGCCTGTCCACTGGCGGCATCGCCTGCGGTGAACTGCGTTTCAGAGCCAAGTTTTAACGCCTGCTCACGCAGCGCCTTAAACTGCGGGCTGTTTTTGTCGATTCGCGTCAGTGCCTGAACGCGGGACATCTCTTTCCCGAACCCGATCGCGGGCTGCAAAAAACGCCCGGCAGCATAGCCGCCCGCCGCTGCCGCACCAATTGCCAGCGCACCACCTGTTTTCAGTTTTCCCGCAGTTTCCTGCGCGCGCGAATACCGCTCACGCGCCCGCGTTACACGCGCAAGCGCCTGCCGTTCGCGTTCAAGCTGGTTGTTGTACTGTTCGGTGCGTCTGATGGCCTGCTGGATGGTGTTATCGCTGCCTGTCAGGGAAATGCCGTGGCGTTTCAGCTCTCCGCCAAGCTCCCGCATTTTCTGAATTTCCCGTGCGCGCGATTCATTCAGGCGTTCAAGCCGGGTGCTTAACTGCTGCATCAGCTTTTGTTGTTTTTCGCTGAGCACTGCACCCGTGCGTTGTAACTGATTAAGGGCGTTAAGCTGGCGTCGTGCTTTCACGATACCCGCATCCGCTTTACTGACAGCGTCGCGGGCGCGCTCAAATGAACGCGCCTGACGCTCGAGATTTTTAATCGCCCCCTGCGTTCGCTGGATGGAGTCACCAAACTGCCCCATCAGGCGGCGGGCGTTTTCGGCAGGCCGGGTCAGCCTGTCAACGGCGCTGAAAGCGACCCGGATATCAAGAGTCTTCATTGTCTGCATTCCCGCTGCGAAGTGCCGCCCGCTCACGCCAGCTAACCACTTCGCCGGGCGTCATCATGAAGATTTCGGCGGGCGACCAGTTAAAAATAACGGCAATATCTGCCACAAAGTCTTCTATGTGCTCAAAGCACACAACCGTGATCAGGCTTCCGTCGCCTGTTCGTTCTTCCCGCCAGAGTCCGCACCGCTCAAAAAATTTACGGTAACCACACATAACTGAATAAAGTCACGGGATGCCATTTTTTTGATCATCACTTCATCCAGTCGCGGTGATGTCACGCGCGACAACAGCGTAAACATGGATTCCGCTTTCAGATTCAGCACATCAGACAGCGACAAATCTCGCAGAGATCCAGCCTGCTCAATAGCCCCGGTGATCTCCACATACGTGATTTTTTCGCCGCCTCGCTCAATTGGTTGGGTAAGTTTTACGCCACGCTCACTGGTTTCTTTCACAGTGTCAGTAACTACCGTGTTTTCGGTATCGATGTTTTTCGTCTCTTTCATCAGGAAACTCCTTTCAGTCAGAGGCGACGCACTGCGCCGCCTGCATATTACTTATCAGCCAAGCCCGAGCGCGGAACGGATGCGATCGGGCACAATGTCCTTGCCGTCCTTCCGGTAAATGAAGTTCAGCAGGTCAATCTCCCACAACGGGCGATCGTTAACACTCAGCTTGTAGTAGGTGTTTTTAATGGCGTAAGTGTGTGATGTGGCTTCGCCCTGTTTGGCTTCCCCCATATCAATTTCCGTCACACGTCCGCGCATTTCGACTTCATACAGGTCACTTTCTGCATCGGTGTAGTATTCACCCGCAAAACGCAGCAGCGTGCCGTCAATCGTGCCGCCATACTTAAGGAACAGCTCACGAACTGCGCCCCCCATGACAAAGCTCGCATCAAGCGCGGAGTCTTCCAGACCGAGATCAATACTTACCGCACCCATCATGCCGCCCCCCCGGTAGCTGTCGGTTTTGCGCGTCAGCTTAGGCAGAGTGACGGACGTCACCTTACCCACTTCGTTTTCACCATCCACAAACAGCGTAAAAAAGCGAAGATGTTTTGGCACAGCCATCAGGCACCTCCCAGCACCGCAAATGCGGGTTCAAAGTATTCATCAGTAAACGTCTGGTAAAGCTCCATGTCTTCCAGTGGCGGAACGGGCGTATATTTGTAGCGAATACGCACACGCCCCTGACGTAAATTCGTGGTGCCGTTATCCACCACGTCATACCAGCACTCCGCACCAATCAGTTTCCCGGCAGTAACCAGCGAATCCAGTTTTGCCCTGATGGCACTGATAACATCCTTCACATTCGCAGGCGTCAGTGGACTGTCGATGGTTTCAAACTGCGCTTCCGCAATTGAATCAGCCAGCACCTGTGCGGTTCGGGTATACACCTCAAAGATGTAGGCGTTCGTTTCCGGTGTGCGGTTGCCCCAGAAGCGGAACCCGTTGCGACGAATAATGGTCGTGATTTCTTTGTTGTTGAGGCTGTTGGCATCGCTGTCTTCGGCCTGCAACGACCAGAACACATGCCTCGACATCCCCAGCACATTTTTAACCGGAACGTTGGACAATGATTTGTGCCAGCCCTGCTCATGGTCAATGTACGCACGAAGGCCGCACGCATAGGCAGGCGCGGGGAACGTTTCGTTTTTGCCACTTTTCGGGTTGTAGGCGATGAAGTCCGGCCATAAGAGCATCACCTCACGTTCGTTGAATTTCTGGCGGTAGGTAATCGCCTCAGCCATCGTGTTACAGCCGTAACATGAGGCATACACAAACGCGCGCAGTTTACCTGCAATCACGCACAGGGATTTTGTTACAGCCTCCGTGTCCAGCTCCGGCGCGGCCAGAATACGCGGACGGTATCCGATGCTTTCATCCTGCTCTGCAACAAGCAGCGCATACATCCCCGTATAGCTGCCGTCATCCTCAGAACCACCGATAACCAGTTGATCCTGCGTCTTTCCGTCTTCTTCTTTGTGTTCAGCCACGCGAACGACGATCACCTTTGTGCTCACCTGGTCTGCGATGGCCTTAAGTGCACGATAAAGCGTCCCCGTTGTCCCGCATTTTCCCAGCACGTCATTGACGCGGGTCAGCAGTGTGGGCTTGTTCAGCGGGAACAGCTTCGCGTCCGCATCATCCGCCGTTGCCACGATACCGATAACGCTGGAATCAACATCGTTAATCGCTGTTACCAGGTCGGTATTTTCCGTAACACGGGCACCATGAAAACGAGTTTCACTCATAGCTTCAGCCCCTTGTATCCGTTAAATGATTCGGCAACAATCATCACCCACCACGCGCGTAATCTCACCCCTGCGCCGTTCTCCCGACCCGGCGACAACAAAAAGCAGTAACCCCCTCCGCACGCACATGCGACCATGCCGCACAGGGAGGGAACAGATGACCGACACCACCATGCAATTGCTCAGTCAGGGCACAGACCCCGTGAAAATGCCGGATTTTGATATTCTCGCGGAGGGTAAAACGCTGTCAGGCGTGGCAGAGCGCCTGATGAGCCTGTCACTGACCGACAACCGGGGATTTGAGGCGGACCAGCTCACCATCACGCTGGATGATGCGGATGGTCAGTTGCAGCTACCGCCACGGGGCGCGCGCCTGACGGTTCTCATTGGCTGGAAAGGAGAACCGCTGACAGAAAAAGGCACTTACATTGTTGATGAAATCGCTCACGAAGGACCGCCGGACAGGCTGACCATTTCGGCCAGAAGCGCAGATTTTCGGGATGAATTTAACGTTAAACGTGAGGTGTCCTGGCATGATGTGACCGTTGAGCGTGTGGTATCCGCCATCGCTCATCGGTACGGTCTGAAACCGCAAATTAGCGAAATGCTGATGGATATCGAAATCGACCACGCCGACCAGACCGAAGAAAGTGACATGTCCTTCCTTACGCGCATGGCGGAAATGCTGGGCGCAATCACCACGGTAAAAAGCGGTAATCTGTTATTCATCATGCCAGGCGGTGGCGTGAACGCGCAGGGAAAACCATTGCCATCGTTTGCCATCACACGCAGCAGCGGCGATCGCCATCAGTTTCGCATTGCTGACCGCGAGGCGTATACGGGTGTACGCGCCTACTGGCTTGATCTTAATTACGGGAAAAAGAAAAAAGTCAGCGTGAAACGCCGCAAACCGAAAAAGGAGAAAAGCAGCAGCCGGGAAGGCGACTATATGGAAGGCGCGGAAGGCAACGTGTTTGTGTTACGCAAGACTTATCAGAACGAGCAGGCAGCAAGACGCGCAGCGGCGGCAAAGTGGCAACAGCTACAACGCGGAGCCGCATCATTCTCCATCACGCTGGCACGTGGTCGCGCTGAACTCTACCCCGAAATGCATGGCACGGTGGCAGGCTTTAAAAGCGACATCGACAATCAGGACTGGATTATTGCAAAAGTTGAGCATTCTATTGATAACAGTGGCTTTACCACACAGCTTGAGCTTGAAGCAAAAATCCCGGAATGGATAGCAGAAACAGAGTGAGCAACTTAGATGTATTAGTTCAGGCATGCACTGACACGATTATGACACAACCCTATCAGACTGACCGCTCTGCGCCAGAATGCCCTACATTCATTATTGTAAAAGCAGCTCCCCCCTCTTCAGAGGGACAATCAACATATAGGTATCACCAATGTAAAATGTTGCTGTTTTTAAGATACTTTTAGTATAATTACGCATGAAATAACAATTGAGGTCTTTTGATAATGTTAATTGATTTGATTCGCGATAGTGTAGCCCTTAGACATGATGATAATATTGAATTATATAATGAAAGTGATGGCTCGACTTTAAATAAAAAAATAATACAAAGTTTCATAGATAAAGAAGACAAAGATGAATCACCTGTAATTCAGTATTATTTGAATTTTGATGATTCAGGATTTTCTCCATCACTCACAATGAGTATAGTTAATCGCCCAGTAGCAAATAACATGATGGAGCTAGTTAAGATAGTTAATGACACATCAATTAAATTCAATAAAACAAATGTAAAGTTTCAGATAATAGACAAAAAACCAATAATTGTTACAACTACATCCTTTTTCTTCTTTGATGACATTGAAAGCCTTCTATTCGAAGATTATTTTGGTTATTCAAAATACGATGGAAAAAATGATGATTCAAAAAAAGCATCAATTAGACTGTCCTCTATTTTGGGAAGCATGATAATTGCCCTCCTGGAAGCCAGTATGTTTATAGATGAAAGTTCTATAAAGATGATAGATAAACAAAACGCGGAGGAGAAGGGGCATGTCAAAAACTAATGACACAATTCCCGCAATCCAGGAGGCTAACCACGATGTCCGTAGATTGGCATACGGTTTTCTGGCTTCAATTATTGCCAGCATTATACTCACCCTGCCTTTTTCTGAGCGGGTGAAGGATATAATAGGAATAGAAAACTATAGTAAGTCGACTGTATTTATATCTTTATTTCTTCCTCTTATGGTTAATTGGTTTTACAACAAAATCGCCATCAGGAAATATAAAAAGCTTGAGAGAATGCTACAAGAAAAAATAAAAGATGAGTTTACATTGGATGACATAGAAAATTTATCACCAACCGATAAAGAATTAGTAAAACAAAGTTTTGACAGGAAAAACCATTATCTGAAAACTCTAAAAACAATCAAAAAGAACCAAGAGAGTATTTAGTTTCCCTAATACCACGGTGAGTGACTAATATCCAAAATAATTAAATATAATTAGTTACTCACCTAGGTATTTTATACCATCCAGTTTATATCTTACCTATGGTTAAATATTCATCTTCTGTAATGGCTAACTGCATATTATGGCAGCAAACGCAACTATTTTAATTATTAGTATATATTTATGTTAATAAATTTATACAAGTTGAGATTCTTACGAGATCGAGTTATGAGCATAGAAGAACTTTTAATCAAAGATTCAGTCAGCTAGAATCTGCATAGTGCAACTAAAAATAACGGAAGCATCACGTTAAATGGAGGGGTAGCAATGTTCCGTTGTCCGCTTTGTGGCGCATCTGCCCGTATCCGCACAAGTCGTCCGGAAAATGATTCAAACACCGTCCGGCAAAAGTATTACCAATGTAACAACCTAGAATGCGGCGTATGCTTCTCAACACTGGAAGCTTTCCATAAATTCACATCGAAACACGCCTCCGGCGTTCACTCTTCAGATGGTATCCCGTGGCATGAGCTGCCAGCTTCACACAGGGGAAACAATCAGATGAGTTTACCTTTACCTCAGAATTAACAGGCAGAATTGCCGGAGCAACAAAAAAGCGATAGATTACGCGCGGGTGCCTTTCGGCTGATGGTCGGAGGGAATACCCGAAGGCCAGATGTGGAAAGGCCCCGGAAAACATCTCTGTTTAACCGAGGCCCTAACCGCATTACCTTGACAAGTGAAAGGTTAGCGCCTCTCCGGAAAAGGAGCAAGTGCTATGTCGCAAAAATCGCTTACGGCCATCACGTTCTGCGTGACGGCAATCCTCATCATCTGGATGCTGCACGGTTCGCTGTGCGAAATACGGATGAGCTTCTGGGGAGCGGAGTTTGCGGCGTTCTTACAGTGTAAGCAGTAA